TATGATAATTATTCTGAAAAAGAGCTAGTAAGTTCTTTAAAAGAAAACTTAGCAGGATATGCTTGGGACACAAAAGTTAAAAGATTAGTAGAATCTTTACAGGATGAAATAAAAAGTGAGCCTATAAATTACAATTTAAAAGATTTATACAAAAAAATTGAAAGAAAAAATTACGGTCAAATGTATCGTCCAGCTTTGAACTCTATTCTTAATATTATAAACATTCAAGATAATGATTCAAAAATGAGTACTATATTAAATGAATTGGTTATTCATGATTGGATTCCTGAAGTAAAAATGTTCTTATCTGGTTATATGAATAATCCTATTCAAAGACAAAATTTAGTAAATTCAGGGAGTGCATCAAAAGTATTTACATTAGTAGAAAAAACAAATGAAGGAAATTTAGTATTTATGAAAGACCGTTGGTTTTTAATCGGGCAAGATGAAATTAAACAAACACTTTTAGAAAATCATATCACAGATATTGAAAAATTAAGAGAATTTAGAATTCTAGAAAAAGTTATGACTATTGGAGATATAAATGAAGATAAAATTTCATTTAGACTAGATGAAAATTTAGTATTAAGCATATCAACCAAATCAGACAAAGATGTATTTTTAAATGAAGAAAAATTAGATAAAGAAACTACATTAGAAAACTTATTCAATTCAAAAATTATTCCTTGGTTGAAAAAAGATTTTTATGTACTATCAACAACAACAGCACAAAATTTGGACAAATTTGTTGACTTAGATATTGCATTAAAAATAGAAAATGTATTACATCCACAATTGGAGTCTTATGTTATAAATTATAAAGATAAATTATATACTTATAACAATGACACTAGAACAGGTTCTGCTTTTTATGAATATAATTCACCAAATGATTTAATTAATGATGTTCAAAGAGAATTAGATTATGATTTAACAGGATTCTTAGAAAACAAACTTTCAAAAGAAGTAAAACATTTGAGAACATTAGAAGATAAAGAAATGGAAATAAAAGAATCTATCAAAGAAATTGACAAAGGATTAGAATTGTTAAAAGAAAATGAAGTATTAGTAAATGAAGATAAAGCATTGAAAGAAACTTTCAATCAATTATTAGTATCTAAACATGATTTATACGAAAACTTGAAATCTGTTAAAGACGATAAAGTTAAGGCAAAAAGAATGATTATATAAAAAAAAATTAAAATATGGAAAAATTAAAGAAATTTGAAAATTACCAAAAAAAACCGGTGTATTATACAGATGATGAAGGTCAGCCTATTGCATTTTATGATACAGAAAAAGGAAAAATAGCAAAAAAAATGTCAGAAAGAATTTTTGAGGATTTTTTATCATATCTATCTCAATTTGGAATAGATCAAGCACAGGGCGTAATTGAACATTTACAAAGAATTGCAGATAGTGGATATGATTATCATAAACAACCTAATGATAATTTCAAGTTTGATAATGAACGATAAATATCAAAGAATGATTATATAATGTTATAAATGAGCAAATTGAAAAGATATCACATTTTGTGATATCTTTTTTAATTAATAATCATTTTTATTAAACTTTTATTAAACTTTTAATTATTAGAAATCTATAAAAATTAACTTATATATAAACACAATAAATCAACACATTAAAAGGCATTTATAATCATCAACATATCATATATTTTAATAGGCAAAATAGAATAAAAAAACAAAAAACAAAAAAACAAAAAACAAAATGGCAAGATATATTGATGACACAACTTTTTACTATGAAATCATAATTAGCAAAGGTAAGGGTAAATTAACTAGAAAGTCTGAAAAAATGATAATTCTAATTGGAGAAGAAATGATAAAAAAATTTGAAAGAAAATATAAAACATCAGATGATAAATATGATTGTATGCAACAAGGAATTCTTATGATGCTTCAAAATTGGAAGGGCTTCAATGAAAAAAAATATTCATCTGCATTTCCATATTTTTCAGAAATTTGCAAACGTGGTATTGCAGGCGGATTAAATGTAATTTATCAAAAGAAAAACAATCAAGACATACCAAAAATGATAAGTTTAAGTAGCGCAAATGATGGTAAAGGTCTTCATAATATCTAAAAAATAATAAATATAATATGGCACTAAGAGATTGGGTCAGAAATGACGGAGTAATTAATTCAATACCAGGAACATCAAATTCATATAGAAATGATGAAGAATTTATAATGTTAGTTAGAGATATTCAATACCAAGACATTCAAACGGGAGCACATAATAGTTTTCCAACATTGTATGATGTTGCAAAGGCAAACGGTGGTAGAAATTACATAAATGTAACAGACAACACTAAACTTGTTCAAGATCCACCTAATTTAAACTCATTGAGAAATAGATATTAATTTATGGGAGCAAATAAAGCAACATTTGGAAATAGAAAGAATAAAAATGGTAAAAATAAATATCATCAGGGTTTTTATAATCTTGAAAATGAAGAAAAATACATTGGAATTCTTCCTATAAAATATTTCAGTTCATGGGAATTAGGATTTTGTAGATTTTGTGATTTAAATGATAAAGTATTAAAATGGAGTTCTGAAAGTTTGGAGATTCCATATCAATACAAAAATAAGTTAGGACAGATAGAAACTCATCGTTATTATCCAGATTACTATCTGGAAATGATTGATCATAACGACAAAGAAAGATATGATAGACTTGTAGTTGAAGTTAAACCTAAACATGAAACTGAACCTCCCAAACCACCTACTAGGCAAACATTAAAAATGTTAGAAAATTATGAATATTCTTTAAATACATACAAAAAAAATATACATAAATGGCATTTCACAAAAGAATGGTGTGAAAGACATAATTTGAAATTTATAATAATTTCTGAAGATGATTTGAAAAAATATGGTATAATAAAATGAATAACATGTCATTCACTGATGAACTCAAAGCATTATTTGGACAATACAATCAAAATATAAATTTGATTAGAAAAGAATCAACAGAAGAGATATTTAATTATATCATTAGATATCCAAATAAGCAAATAAGATCAACTACATTAGCGAATATTCAAATTGGTAAATTTTATATAATTAAATATAATTATAATGGAAATAAATTATGGTGTCCAATTTTAACCATACCACCCATAAAAAATTCAAATGAACTTGGAATTTTAGAGAGTCAATTAAAAATTGTTAACATTAAAAAAATTTTATATGCTATAAATTTTGATTATTTACCAGTATTATACAAAGCACAATTAATTGATTCAATAATCCAGGCTAATCCAGATAGATACGATAAAAATTCCGATAAAATATCAAAAGGTGATGTTGTAAATAATGAATTTAATTTTAATGTAAATTGGATTTATCAATATTTAAAAATTAATGGAAAAAAGAATTACTCAATAACAGCATATGATATATCTAAAATTGAGAACGTATATCAAGTATCTTCAACAATTCTTCAAAGATTTGTTTTTTTAGATACATACAAAATAAATAATGGTTTAATGTACGACACATTGAACAATATAGTGAATAATAAGTTGAAATTAGATTTTTCAGATAAAATAAAAATATATGAAGAAATATTAAAACTTTATGAAAAAGATATTGAGAATTTTTATACATCATTAAAAAATTTTGAAAAAAATCTAAAATTAATTGAAAATTTATAAAAAATATTAATATTCTTATTTTAAATGAACACATATATTTTAATATATAATAAAAAATTAATAAATAAACAGTGGCAACATATAACAGATATAATCAGCCAAATTCCATGTATGATTTTGGTAGAGGTAATGTAGGAAAAAGCTTTGGAAATAAAATATTAAGAAAATTAAGTAATTTTGGAATGGACGAGCAAGAAATGGTTGTTAGAAACAGTCAGGCTATTGGCGCATTTCAAGATACCAGTAATTTGCTTTATGAACCTGGTACAAACATGTACGATTTATTCACAAAAAAAATAATTTCTAAAATATTAGAAAAAAAATCTATTGCTTATTTAGATCGTAGATATTTAGACAAAAGAAAAATATTACATCAGTACGCAATAAAGGAAGAAATTAAAGATTACGTAACTAGAATTGCAGAAGAAGCAATAAATTATGATGATGATAATTATTTTTGCACTGTTTCTGATTTACCAGATACTTATGATCAATCAATAAGAGTAAAATATCAGGAAAATTTTAAAAAAATTTATAATGCATTTAACTTTAATGATGGATTAACAGCTTGGAATTACATGAAAACATTTTTAATTGATGGATTTTTATCATTTGAAATTGTTTATGACGATGATCAAAAAAATATAATTGAATTAAATTTATTGGATCCTTTAACTTTAATTGTAGCTGCAGAACCAGGTACTGGAACTGTTGTTTGGATTCAAAATCCAGATGTTCCACAATTAAGAAGAGTTTTATTAGATGCTAATATTATTTATATTTCATATTCAAATAATTTAGACTATGATGAAACAAGTTATGTAGAAGGATTGATTAAACCTTATAATCAACTTAAGTTGTTAGAATTCACAAAATTGATGTATAATTTAAATCAGGCATCAATATATAAAAAATTTGTAATTCCTGTAAATGGATTAACTAGACAACAAGCTGAACAGCAAATTAGTCAGTTGATGAGTGAATATCATGAAGATATAGAATGGGATGATACAACAGGAATACCATATATAAATGGCTCAACTAAAATTCCTCATTCTAAAGATTATTGGTTTCCAACATCAGAATTAGGTACTCCAGAAATGGAAATTTTACAACCGCAACAAGCAGAATTAAATGAAGATATAGTATTACAATGGTTTTATAAATCATTTAAAAGAGCATCAAAAATGCCATTTTCTAGATTAGATGAAGACCAGGGTGGTGGTAATTTTTATGATGATACAGCATCAATTACAATGGATGAAATAAGATTCAAAAATTTTGTTAGTAGATTAAGAACATTATTCAAAGAGGTATTAGTTAAGCCATTAAAAATACAGATGGTATTAGAATTTCCAGAATTGAGCAGTGATAGAATATTTGAAAGTTACATTAAATTAAATTTCAATTCTAATGATTTATTTGAAGAATGGAAATATTTGAACAATTTAGCAAAAAGAGCAGAAATCGCATCAACATTATCCAGCAATCTACAAGATGGAGAGGGAAAACCATATTTATCAATTGAATGGATAGTTAGAAATATTATGAAATTTACTGATAAAGATATTGAATCAAACAATAAATGCAAAATGATGAGTGGTACAGCAGGAGAAGGAGCTGGAGCATCTGGCGGAGGCGGAGGTGACATGGGAGGATTTCCAGGCGGAGAACCAGGATTTCCTGGTGGAGAAGGCGGAGGTGGTCAAGCACAAGGAGGCGGACAAGCGCAAGGAGGCGGACAAGCACAAGGAGGTGGTCAAGCGCAAGGAGGCGGACAAGCACAAGGAGGTGGTCAAGCACAAGGAGGCGGACAATCACAAGGTGAAGCAGAATTTTAAATTATATACAATGAACAAAAAAAGAGATAACAAATTGTTATCTCTTTTTTTGTTCTTATAATTAAAAATTAACATTATTTAAATCACAATCAAAAAATACAACTATAATTATTTAATATATAAATAAAAAAATAACAACAAATATGCCAGTAGATAGAGGAATAATAGCGATACTATATTATAATAAAATAACTGATATAGATAAGGTAGAAGATTTTATAGGAGAAAATAATGGATACTATGAGATTAAAATAGATGGAAAAATTGAAAAATTAAAAATTCCAGATCATTCATATATAGAAAAAGTGGATGGTATGATAAATATGATAACTGAGGAATCTAAGTATGAAGATGATTTATCAAAAGAATTAGAAAAAATAAAAATAAGTGTAGAAAAAAATAAAGAGGACAATAATAAAATAACAGATAATCTAAAAAATAGTCACAGCAAAACATTATCAGACAATTTAGAAAAAAGAAAAAAATCAATTGAAGATTTAAAAAAACGTGAAATTTCGTTAGGAATCATTAAAGAACCTAATCAAGAAAAATTAAAACCCACAACTGAAACGACTTCTAATATAGAAGAAGCAAAAGTAGAAAAAGTTGAAGATAAAAATGTAGAGAAAGTAAAAACGACTAAAGAATCAGAGATAAAGAATGATTTAAATAAAGTATCAACAGATGTGATTGACAACAAAAAAGATGAATCAAATAAAGATATCACAAAAAAAAATAGTTCAGTTATTACTAAAATAGTAAAAACTGAAACATATTTTTCTGCTGATTCAGATAAAGAATCTAGAAAGGATGAATCAGACAAAGAAGATTTAAAAAAATCATCATCAAGCAAATCTAAAAAATCAGAAGATGATGAATATATAGATTCAATTTAATTATAACTAATAATTTTTTAAAAGCCAGATATTTTTTATATCTGGCTTTTTTTATTTATTCAAGTAGATAGAAAAATAGAAAAAAATGACATTTTTTAAGTAATATATAAAAGAAAAAAAGAAATATGAAACCAGTTCTTATCGTAGAACATTGTATGGACGGTCTAAAGCCAATAAATGAACAAACTGATCAAAAGAAAGGTAATTACATTTTAGGTGGAACTTTCACAGAATTTAATATCAAGAATAGAAATGATAGAATTTATACTGCTGAAAAATTCTTACCTCACCTTGACGAACTTTTAGCTCGTAAAAATCAATTAGGAGTAGTTTATGGTGAATTTGATCACCCAGATGTTTTTGACACTTCATTAGGAAGAGTTTCGCACACAATCGAAAATGCTGTATTTGATAAAGCATCAAATTCTGTAAAAGGAGAAATTAGATTGTTAAATACCCATTGGGGTAAAGAAGCGAAAGCACTTGTTGATGATGGTTGTCCTATTTTCGTATCATCCAGAGCCGCGGGCATCACCGAATCAGATGGTACTGTTACAGTTAAAAAATTATTTACATATGATGCAGTTGCAGATCCAGGCTTCAGTTCAGCTAGAATGGAAGTCAAATCATTAAATGAAAGTTATGGATTTAGTGATAAAGATTACTTTAGGATATATGATTTATCCGACGAGTCAAAAATAAATGAATTATTCCAAATGAACGAAGACTTTGTAACAAAAAAACAAATGACAGAGTATTCTAATTATTTAACAGAAGAAATCGAAACCTTTAAAGTGAAAATTAATGACATGGTTAAAGGCAAAAATGTTGATTTTGATCCTGCCAAATTAGAAAGTGTACTTGATTATTACGAACAATTACATGAACAACAATCAAAAATGGTAAAATATTTAGATTATCTTGCAGAAAGTATGCAATTTGTTGTAAATGAAAATGTTCAATTGAAAAAAACAACAACAGATTTAATTAAACACAATGATTATCTTGCTGAAAATATCGAAAAAATAGGAAACTATTCAGAATATTTAGCTGAAAATCTTGATAAATCTATTGATTATGGTAAGTATATCGCTGAAACATTAGATAAAAATATTGATTTTTCAGAATATATCGCTGAACATGTTGATAAAAACATTAAATATTCAGAATACATTGCTGAAAATCTTGATAAATCTATTGACTATGCAGAATACATTGCTGAAAATCTTGATAGTTCTATTGTTTATTCAGAATATTTAGCTGAAAATCTTGACAATTCTATTGTTTATTCAGAATACATTGCTGAAAATCTTGACAATAATATTGCATATTCAGAATACATTGCTGAACACGTAGATAACAATATATCTTATTCAGAATACATTGCTGAAAATTTGGATGATGCTATGGCATATACAAATTATATAGCTGAAAATTTGGATAAAACTATTGAAAAATCAAAACTTCTTACCGAAAAATTAAAAACTGGTAAAGTTCTTGAAAACTTCGAATTTATAACAGAAGACGAAAATACTAAAGATATTGATATCAATGGTTATTACGAAGAACAAGCTCCTACAATGGAAGGACCAGCAGCAGAACCTGCACAAGCTCAACCAACAACAGATCAACCTATTACTCCACAAGCACAAGGTGAAGAAGGTGAAGAAGTTGAAGCTCAACCAGCAGTAGAAGGTGAGTTACCAACAGAAGAACCAATTGAACCAACAGTTGAAGAACCAGTTCAAGGTGAAACTGAAGAAGGCGGATTACCAACACCAGGAGAAACAATTGCAGTAGGTGACAAAACAGGTGAAGTACTTGCAACTAATCCGCAAAATGGTATGGTTGTTATACAATTGGACACTGAAGAAGAACCAGTTGAAGTACATGAATCTAAAATCACAAGACTAGGAAGTAAAGTACAAAAAATAGGAATATCGTTAAACGAAAATATAAATAATTTGATCAATGAAACTAAAAAAAGAAAAGCTTCTGAAAGTGATCAACCAAATTTCTTAATGTTCTTAACAGAAAAAAGAAAAGCTGCTTACTATGCACTATCTAACGAAGACAAAATTAAAGTAAAAGTTTTGTTGAAAGAAAGTGAAGGTAAATATACAAGTGAAGTTCAAGTTATTTCACTTATGAATGAAGCTCTTTCTCCAAAAAGAAAATCATTTAATGATTTATTAATTGAATCAATGCCATCTGAATTATCCATAATATGGGAAAAATTAGATGTGTCTATTAAAACTCAAGTGTTGGCAACAGCAAGATTATTTCCCTCTTTAGATACAGTACAAAAATTTGAGAGCTTTTGGTATAGTAGAGATTTAGCACGTTACACAAACGAAAAACCTGCAAAACAATTAATCACAGAAAATCATATCGTAGATGGCTCTAAATTGAGTGAATCACAGATTGATTATTTCAAATCAGCCTTTGATAAATTAAATTCTTAAAAATAGAAAATTTTTCTTAAAAATAGAAAAAAATGACATTTTTTATAGAATATATATCATTACTGAAAACAAAGACTTTAACGTCTTAAAAAAACAATAAAAAAAATGAATTTAATAATTGACAATCAAAAAGCAGTTGCTAAATGGAAACCAGTTTTAGAAAACTTGGGAGTAGCTGACAATTACAAACAGAAATGGATGGCAGAGTATGCTGAAATGCATTCAATGAATGAAAACGTTGCTTATAGTACATTAGGTAACATGAATGGTATGGGTGCTGTACAAGCTGCTCAACCAGCAGGTACTCCAGGTTTAGTATGGGGTGATTATGGCGCAGGAACTCCAGGTGGAGTTGGTTCTGGTGATATAGGACAAAATTTGCTACCAGTTTCTATGAAAATCGCTGCTCAAACTATTGGTTTGGACTTAGTTGCTGTTAAACCAGCTTCTTCTCCAAAAGTTGATATGTTGTTCGTAGATTTTAAATATGATAACTTAGCTGATTCTACATTGAAAGATGAAAGACCAATCATGTTCTCTATTAACTTGTCTGATGCAACTGCAAAAGCTAATTTAAACACAGCTTTGAAAGCTTCTATGGCTCTTAAAATGGACGCTAATGGAATGCCAGTAAGAGAAAGAATCGGTGGTTTAACTGATTCAATTTATGTTCACTTGTCAGGTGGTACTTTAGCAACTCAGGTTGCAAACGGTTCAACAACTGGTGCTTATTTCGCAAAAGGTGGTGCAGCAACTCCTGCTGATCTTAATGGATTTGATCCAATTTTGATTAACTATCCTGCAAACGGAGCTGCTCCTACCAAAGAAGGTTGGATGGAATTTTTAGGATGGTCTCGTATTAATGGTTATCCAATGTTTAGAATTTTCCGTCAATTCAATCCAGGTTCTAACAACGCAGGTTGGGGATTTGTTGATGATAGAAATACTTTTCCAACTGCTGCTTATTCTATTGCTGCTATCTTAAATGATGGAGTTTCTGTAGAAGTAGCTTCTGGTGCAACTGCAAAACAAGCAATTGTTTTAAGTGGTGTTACTATTGACTTGGTATCATTGTTAGAAGATCATATTCCTGGTTTCTCAGCAGGTTGGTATTTGAAACAACCAATGACAAGAGATGAAGACGAAAGAACTTATCCAAATGTTATCGGACCAGATATTTTCACAAAAACTATACAAGTAGGTGATATTGAAATTTCTAGTTCATTAAAAAGAACTCAAATTGAAGATATTAAAGCTGCAACAGGTATGGATATCGTTCAGAAACTTGAATCAGTTCTTGTTAATGAATTGACTCAAACTATTTCAAAACAAATCGTTTCGAAAGTAACTGAATTGGCTGACAAAAATAGAGTAGCTTGGACAACTCCTAAGGATGCCTCTGGTGCTTCTAAATTTGACTTTAATGTTGATTCTTATTTGAAAGTTGGTGCAGCTACCCCAGGTGGTGAAACTACTCACTCAATACAGAGAAAACTTATTGCTAAAATTAATAATGCTTCTAACTTTATTGCAACTGAAGGTCGTGTTGGACCAGCTCAATACCTTGTAACTAATGGTAATTTGGCTTCTGTAATTCAGGACGTTGCTGGTTATACTCTTAATCCAGTAAAATCTAACTTAAATGCAAATGGACAATTATTCCCAATGGGTAATATTGGTAACATTTCAATTTATGTAGATCCTTACCAAAGATGGGATGATAACAGAATATTCTTAGGAAGAAAAAATAGTGTTGAACAGCCAGGTTTGGTATTCGTACCATATTTGATGGCCCAATCAATACAGTTAATTTCCGAAGCCACATGGGCTCCTAGAATGTTAATTCGTTCAAGATATGCTGTTGCTGACATAGGATTCTTCCCTTGGAAACAATTCATGACATTGTTAGTAACTGATAGTGCAGGTGTACTTATCTAATAGTTAGTATAATAATTAAAAAAAGAGAGAATTTATTCTCTCTTTTTTTATATATGCACTAGAACAATTGTGCTATGAAATATCATAAGACAATGAAATTAATATAAACATTTGTGCTATTAAAAACTATATTATTATATGATAATAACTAACAACATAGAGATAAAAACAACAAATAAGAACATAAGTCATTATAAAAATTTAGGTTATGATATAAAATCTGGAGATGTTATAATAATAAATGTTGAAGATTTACCTAAAACTTCAAAACTTAAAATTAACGTGTCTTGTGATAAATGCAATGAAAAATATAATATTTCATATTTTTCATATTTAAGAAACACAGAAAATGATGATATTTATCATTGTAAAAAATGTTCTGGTATTAGATGTAAAGAAACAAATATTGATAAATATGGAGTAGATCACCCATTAAAATTAGATAAATTTAAAGATAAAATTAAAAAAACTAATTTTAAAAAATATGGTGTAGAATACACTATGCAAAATATAGAAGTTAAAAATAAATATAAAAAAACAATACTTGAAAAATATGGTACATCTGAATATATGCAAACTGATGATTTTAAAGAAAAATCAATAAATACATTAATGAAAAAATATGGTGTAGATTCACCGTTAAAGAATGAAAAAATAAAGAAAAAAGTAGAAAATACTTGTTTAGAAAGATATCAATCAAAATCACCATTAAGTTCAAAAATTATAATAGATAAAATATCAAAAACGAAAAATGAAAAATACAATGACAAAAATTATAATAATAGGAATAAATATAAAGAGACTTGCTTAGAAAAATATGGATTTGAAAATCCGATGCAAAATGATACAATTAAGAAAAAATTATCAAATATTATATTTGAAAAAGATGGAGTATATAGTCCTGCACAAAATATTGATGTGTATCAAAAGATGATGAAAAACGGATTACACATTTACAAATTCAAAGATACAGATATATATTACCAAGGTGAATATGAATTAGATTTTTTAAATAAATATTTTGAACATATTGAAATAAAAAGAGGAAGTTCAATAAAATATTTTTTTAATAATAAAGAATGTATATATTTTCCTGATTTTTATAATGAGAAATTAAATTTAATAATAGAAATAAAATCATCTTATTGGTATGATAAACATAAAGATAAGAATATAGCAAAACAATTAGCATGTAAAGAACAAGGATATAATTTTATTTTTATTATCGATAAGAATTATGATATATTCAGTAAGATAGTAGAATCTATAACATACACTAAAGAACATTGTTGGCAATATGACATTAGATTAAATACATTGAAAGATGATATCATAAAAATTGACTTTGATTATAAAAATCTTAAAATATCAGACTTTAATTTTGAATTTATAGATAAAGATGATTCAAGAACAAAAGACATTGTAACGTTCATTAAAAAATATGAGTGGCTTGGTAAGATGCCAAATAGACCGACTCACAGATTTATTGCAACATATAAAGGCATGATGGCAGGAGCAATTGTTATGTCCACCCCAAATGCATTTTCTAATATATTAGGCGATAATACATCAGATATTGAAAAATTGATAAGCAGAGGAGCTTGTGCATCTTGGACACCAAAGAACTTAGCAAGTGCATTAATAATGTGGTCAATTAAATGGATGGTTAAAAATACAGAATTTAGATTATTTGAAGCATATGCTGACACTGAAGCAAAAGAACTTGGCACAATTTATCAAGCTTGTAATTTTTATTATCTTGGTAACAATTTTGGATCAACTAAATTATATTTTGATCCTGAAAATATTGATAAAGGATGGGTTAATAGTAGAGGATTTAGAAAATTAAATTTTTATAAGTCTTATTTAAAATCAATTAATATTACATGGCAAGATGATTGGAACAAAAAAACAAAAATATTATGGGAAAATATTTCAGAGAATATTGTAGATTTATTGAAAAAAAACTCAATAGAATCAATAAATAAATGTCATGTGAGAACAATAAAACAAAAGCATAAATATATTTATATATTAGGAGAAAATAATAGAGAAACAAAAAAACTAAGAAACAAATTCAAATCTATGAATATTAATTACGATTATCCAAAAACCAGATAATAAAAAAAGAGAATAAATTCTCTTTTTTTTATTTTTACAAAGTTTTAAACCCATGATATGATGTTATATTATCTTCATTAACAGTAATATACTTTTTCATCTTAAATATTAAAAATTCCTTAATATTCTCTATTTCAAATGAAATATCATAATCAAATTTATAGCTATTATCAACATAATAAAATTCATCAGTATCTAAATAGATTAAATCTTTTTTCAATTTTAATTTAATGTCATCGAACATCAAAGATTTATATTTATCAAAGTGGTAAATATTATCGGAATTTATTATTTTTGTTTTATCACTTATTAATATTCCGTAAAATGTAGTAATAAGCATTCTAACTATATAATATACTTCAGTATTTTTAAAATACTTTCTATTTACAAAAAAATATTTAAATATTAAATAATAATTCATATTATTTATATCAATAATATTATTATCTACTAATTTTACTAATAAGGCTGGATAAAAGGAATAAAATGTTAAGCATTTAATATTTTTACAAATTTTTTCTTTATAAAAATCATTAAGATATACATTAGATGATACTTCTTTGTGAGTATTTTTAGAGTATTTTAAAACTTCTACTTCATTTATATATGACTCAATGAATAAATCATTTATGTCTATATTTTTCAATATATCGTCTGATATTTCAAACCACACTTCTTGAAGTGATTTTACTTTACTTATTCCAGAAGTTGGAGTTAAGTTGTTTTTTGTGTAATATTCTTTAAGAATATTGTAAATTTTTTCATTCATAATTTTTGATTAATTTTTGAAATTATCTTATCCTAATTTGAAGTTATCTGATATTAGGTAATAATCTATTTCTTCTAATACTATAAATAAAAAAAGTTTTTATTTTTTATATATAGAATTATAAAAAACAACAATTTAATATGCTAACTCAATTTGACAACTACATAAATGAATTTTATACTGGAAAATTTGCATCTGCTGGTTTTAAAAGCGGTGAGCCAACAAATGAATATGAATTTACTGTTGACATAAAATATGGCACAAAGAATGAAGAAAAAATAAAAAAGGATATATTATCTAAATACAATATATCATATAATGATTTTTCATTAGAACGATTTGGTGATACTCAAACACTAAATTTAAACTTTCTATCATATAACAATTGGGAAGCATCATCAATAATAACTACTTTTTTAGATGAGCTATCTGAGCAAGAAATTCCTTTCGACACAAGGACAATTGATGTTCCAACATTAAGAAGAGGAGATAGGACTAAAGTTACTGGATTTAAATAATTTTAAACTTTTCTGTTTATTTAAATTATAATTATCAATGATAAATATAATTATATTTTTCAAATGACAATCATTGTTGATTGAATTTATTGTCACGTTAAATATAATTAATAAAAAATTAGGTAATATAAATGAAATTATTAATAAAATTTCCAACAAGAAACAGACCAACTAAATTTTTAGAAGTTTTAGATATATATTATGAAAATTTGAATGACATAGAATCAACTGAGTTTTGCATTTCTATAGACGAAGATGATTTATCTATGAACAATGAAGAAATACTTTCAAAATTATATAATTATAAAAATTTAAGTGTATTCATAGGCAACTCATCGACAAAAATAGAGGCTTGTAATTCAGATATTGATGATATTGAAGACTGGGATATTATTATATTAGCATCTGATGATATGATACCTAAAGTTAAAGGATATGATGATATAATAAGAGAAAACATGAAAAAATATTATCCTGATACTGATGGAGTTTTGTGGTTTTTTGATGGAAATAGAAGAGATTTAAACACTCTTTGTATATTAGGAAAGAAATACTATGATAGATTTGGATATATCTATCACAATGGCTATAAGAGTTTTTATTGTGATGATGAATTTACAAAAGTTTCAATAAAATTAAACAGACAAACATTCATAGAGGAAACAATAATAAAACACGAACATCCAGATATTCCAGAATTCAGAGATCAATATGATGAATTATATGCAAAAAATAATAAATATTATCAATCAGATTATAATTTCTTTCAATTAAGAAAAAAAAATAGATTTGGATTAAAATGAAAAAGATAATATCATTTAGTTTATGGGGCAATAATCCTAAATATTGTATAGGCGCTATAAAAAATGCTAAATTAACAAATCAAATATATCCAGGATGGATTTCAAGATTTTATTGTGGAAAAAGTGTTCCTTCTAATATAATATCACAGTTAAAAGAAATACAAAATTGTGAAGTATTAATAATGAATGAATTAGGTAATTGGTCAGGAATGTTTTGGAGATTTTTAGCAGCTAGTGACAGTGATGTTGAAGTTATGATAAGTCGAGATTGTGACTCAAGATTAAATTTAAGAGAAAAATGCGCAGTTGATCAGTGGCTGAAAAGTAGTAAAGAATTTCATATAATGAGAGATCATCCCTGGCACACCACCCTAATATTAGGTGGTATGTGGGGAGTAAAATATCCAAAATT